GGAATTTTAAAAAGTTTTTGTGTTTTTGTTCTGAGGAGGAAAACAGATGAATAAAAAAGAAATCAAAAGCAAAAAGAAAAAATTGAACAGATATAGAATGAATAGATTAGCTGTATTTAAATTAGAAGAAAAGTTATATACTTTAGATCAAAGAATACAGGCAATTAGATCACCTAATTTTACCGATGAACCTAAAGGAGGAACACCAGTAACTATTGATGATCTTCTTGAAAATAAAATTGTTTATGAAAATAGTATTAAGTATCTTAATAAGAAAAGTAAGAATATTAAAGCAGATATATTATACTGTATCTGTAAGATTGAAGATCCTAGATATTGCAATATACTAGAAGCATACTATATTGACTGTAAGCCTTTATACGAGATAGCAGAAGAAGAAGGATACTCAAGCCGTCACATGTATAGACTATATACAGAAGCAATAGAAGCAGTATCAGTAGATGATTTATAATCTAATTGAAAAACATAACATCATTATAGTAATGTCATTTTCATGTCATGAATGTGTCAATTACAAATGAATGAAAAAGGTGTATTATAGTATTGTGATAATTTACAAGAAATAGATTGTCATAATATTGTTTTACTCCTTCCTATCAAAGAACCTGATACGTATGTATTGGGTTCTTTTAGGTTATAAGAAAGGTTGATGTGTATGCTATTAAAACCATGCAGCAGGTGTGGATTGCTGATACCTTATGGATCTACTTACTGTAAAGAGTGTGAGCCTATTGTTAAAGCTGAACGTGAGGCTAGACAACAGGAATTAAAGAAAGAAAGTAATAAGAGATACAATAAGAAAAGAGATCCTAAGTATATTCGTTTCTACAATTCTAAAGAATGGCGAACGCTTGCAGAAAGATATATGCAGGATAAAGGCTATCGCTGTGAACAGTGTGGTGATATTGCTACACAAGTACATCATAAGAAACCTATACAGACACCTAAAGGATGGGAGAAGCGATTAGACTATGATAATCTCGAACTACTATGTACTAGATGTCATAATGAAAGACATAAACGATTTAAAAAGCGTAAAGAATACATAAAATGTAAAAATATAAGAAAATAGTACCGATTTTATACCTAAAATACCGGGGTGGGTAAAATTCTACCAATTGTGAAGGGGATAACGGTACAGGGGGAGTGTTTTGTAGCAAAAACTCCCTATAGAAAAGTTGGGAGGCACTAATGAGTATTATTAAAGCTGAAATTGATGATCAGAATTTAACACTAACAGAAATGCCTAGTATTTATCATGGAGATGTTGAAACTGATACAGTCAAGTTTGAATTTAATACAGAAAACTGGAATAACTATGTTAAGACAGCAATTTTTTATATTAATGACAAAGAAGGATATCAAGTTTTATTAAAAAATAATGAATGTGTAATACCGCATGAAGTGCTCCAAAAAAGGGGGTACTTTTATTTTGGTGTCATGGGCACATCTGGAACTAAAGTAATTACTACTGAAGCAGTACGCTATAAAGTAGGCTTAGGAGCATCTACTGAAAAGTATTCCAATACAGAAGAACCGACACCGAATATTTATAATCAAATCATGGCTGACTATTCCGAAATGAAGATATTAGCAGAACAATGGAATAAGAAAGTGGATCCTTCTATTCAAGATGCCATCAATGCTAAAAATCAGTGTTTAGATGCAATTGCATCTTTAAATAATGAAATTTATGACATGGATGGTGGCGATCCTTTTACGGCTAGTTATTCTGATGATTGCAATGGTGGATATCCAACTTAAGGAGGATTAAAAAAGAAATGAGTTTTTATAAAATTAGACCGCGCGCAGGGACTAAAGCGCAGTGGGAACATGCTAACACAGTCCTAGGAGAACGTGAAATAGGTTTTGAAATCCCCGATGGTGGGGTAGGCAGTGGACAGGTTCGCATGAAAATGGGCGATGGATCCACTCCGTGGAAAAATTTAAAATATGCCATTGTTACAAGCACTGATACAGTACTGCCATGGAGCAAGTGGATTAGTTGCGGTGTAAACGCCTGCGGTATCACATTGAAATATCGTTTTAACGAAACATTGAAATTAGTAGAACTAAATTGGGATGGACGAGTTACAAATATGATTGGTGGGAACACCATGGGGTACATGTGGGAAGGTTTTCCCACAGATAAAAGCCCTAATAAAAATGTGTTCATTCCTGCAATGTATGCTGGTGGTGTTTTGGCTATTAGATTTTATCCGAAAGCTAGTGATATTACAGCCAATCACTGGACTATTACCAGTTTAAAAGAAAACGTATCTGATGCGTACGTATGTGGTACATTTATGTATTCATACGCTTAAATTATTAAGAAAGGAGGCGATAATATGCCTAGTCGATTACCGATTGAGTTAGTTAAAGCAAGAGGCGCTAAGCACTTAACAAAAGCAGAAATAGAAGAAAGAACTAAACAAGAAATCAAACCGATTACAGATGATATTATTGCCCCTTCTTACTTATCAAGTAAACAAAAGAAAGAATTTTATACAATTGCTGAACAGTTGAAAAAATTAAAAATATTAGGTGAAACTGATGTTGATGCATTGGGCAGATACATTACCGCCAATGGTTTTTATATCAATGCTGTAAAGCAAATGCGAAAAAAAGAAAATAAAGAAGATCCTTTAAAATTTGAAGCATGGAGTAAGATACAAGAAAGATACTTCAAACAATGCAGATCATCAGCAAATGATTTAGGCTTATCTATTTCAAGTCGCTGTAAACTGGTAGTACCTGAAATAAATCGAGAAACACCAAAAGAAAACAAGTTTAAGAAATTTGAAGTAGATGAAGATGAATGAGTAAGAAATTAAAGGATAGAGTTACTCAATATGCTAAACAGGTAGTTTCTGGAAGAGTAAAAGGCGTTTGTGAATTACATAAACTAGCATGTCAAAGGCATTTAAATGATTTAGCAAAACAGAATACTGATGATTTTCCATATTATTGGAATGTGAAAAAAGCCAATAAAATATTATCGTATGCTGAAACATTGACTATTGCTGAAGGCGCTAAGCCTAAGCAAGTTGAATTATTAGATAGTCAGGTGTTTGATTTAGGATGTAGGTTTGGTTGGTGTAAATGCTCCAACAATAAGCGAAGGTTTAGAAGAAGCTACAAATGTATGGCCCGACAAAATGGTAAAACATTTGAAAATGGTATTATGGGTACATACATTGCCGGTTTTGGTGGATACCGATATGGTAAACTTTTTACTGTAGCAACAAAGAAAAGACAGGCGCGATTGGCTTGGGAAGAGATGGAAAAATTTATAACAATTGATCCTGATCTTAATGAATATTTTAAAGTACAAGATTATAAAAGTACTATTACCGCGTTAAATTCTAAATGTACAATTGAAGCGTTATCACGTGAAGGCGGTTTAGAAGACGGTTTTAGATCTATATTTGCTTCAGTTGATGAATTGCATCAGCATAAAGATAACAAGGTATATAAAGCTCTGTATAATGGTACAAGATCATTAGATGAAACGCTAGTAAGTATAATCACCACAAGAGGCGATAATCTTAATTCGTTTTGTAAAGAAATGGATGATTATGCTGTTAAAATCTTAAGAGGTCAAGCAACTGCAGAAGACTTTTTTGTAGATATTTACGCACTTGATGAAGGTGATGATATTTGGGATCCTAATAACTGGGCTAAAGCAAATCCTTTTATTTGTGCGCCCGGTAACGAAGAAAAATTAGAAATCTTAAAAACAGATGCTCAAACCGCTAAAGATATGGGAGGATCTGATTTAAGAGACTTTCTAACAAAAGTTTTGAACATGTGGGTTCAAAACACTGACGATCAGTTTATTAGAGCAGATAAATGGGCTGAATGTGCAAGTGATAGGACTTTAGAAGATTTCAAAAATAAATCATGCTATGTAGGATTGGATTTATCAAGTGGTGGAGATTTAACAACGTTTTCGTTAGAATTTCCACAAGAAAATGATAAATATTATTTCTATTCACACTCGTTTATGCCTAGAGGTAGACTTGAAGAACACATTGAAACAGATTTAGCACCTTACGATTTATGGGAACAAATGGAACTTATAACTGTAACAGGCGGTAAAAATGATTTTAAAAATGATTACAAGTTTATCATCCAGAAACTAAAGAAATTGAAAGAAGAATACAACCTAACATTCACTGGTATTGGTATTGATCCACATAATGCAGATGGTATTTTATCTGATTTAGAATCATTTGGATGTCCTGTTATTGTTGTTACACAGTCTTGTAAGTCTTTAAATGATCCTACAGATGACTTACGATTATTAGTTAAAAGTAACAACATTGAATATAACAAAAATAATGAACTCCTTACGTGGAGTTTTTTAAATGCATCAATCGTAAGAAATTCCTTTGATGAAATCAAGGTAGATAAAAAACCGGGTCAAAAATATAAACGTATTGATCCAGTTGATGCTTGTGTTGATGCACATGCTGTTTTATTAAAAAATAGACAAATTGAAACTATAGATGTAAATGAAAGCCTAAATGCATATTTAAATGCAATGGGTTGGAATAGAACTAATGAAAAGGAGGATAATTAATGATTAAAATTATCATAGATGCATGGGGTATACCATCACCTGATAATATTATTGTTGGAAATCAATGGGAAAATTTAGATGAAGAAATTCAATTTACTTTTCCAGAAAATTTCACAAAATTATATAAATACGTAGTAGCACGTACTTATAAAAAAGATACGAAAGAATGCATCACAAGAGTATTACCCTTAACTAAAAATAAATTAGTCATCGGATCAAGTATTACAAGCATACCTGGTACATGGTATTTATACACGTTATGCAAATCATCAGAAGTAAATTTAGATACTAAAACAATCGATTTACGAGCTCAAGAAGGCGAACACATTAGTATTTCTGATGCTATTACAGCTACAGTAAATGCTAATAATATTAATGCTGAAGCAATTGAAAATGTTGAAATAGATCCTAATATTAAAATTATTTATGACGAGCTTTTTGACTTTAAAGCAGAACTCGAAAATAACGAAGCAACTAGGCAGACAAATGAGTCTTTAAGAAAACAGGCTGAAGTATTGCGAGTTAATGCCGAGACTGAAAGAACTAAGGCTGAACAGTCACGTAATGAATTTGAAAGTGTTAGGGTTGAAAATGAGAATACTAGAAAGCAGTCAGAAACTGCTAGAGTGGAAGCAGAAAAAACACGTGTTAAGTCTGAAACTGCTAGAAGTCAGTCAGAAACCTCACGAGTAACGGCAGAAAATAAACGTGTTGAAACTGAAAAATCACGTGTCAATGTCGAAAATCTTAGAGTGTCAGCAGAAAATGAACGTGTGGAATCTGAAACCTTAAGAAAACAGTCTGAACAGTCTAGAAGTAATGAAGAATCATCTAGACAGTCAGCAGAAAGAACTAGAGTATCTGAAGAAAATGCACGTAAGCAGGCAGAAACTGCACGTGTGACTGCTGAACAGTCAAGGGTATCTGTAGAAAGTCAACGTGTAACTGCTGAAACCAATAGAGCCAATGCAGAACGTGCTAGAAGTGAAGCAGAAACTAGTAGAGTAAATGCGGAACAGTCTAGAGTTGATGCAGAAGCTTTAAGAGTTACGGCTGATGCTGACAGAACCAATAAGACTAATACAGTACTTAAAACTTTAGAAGATGCCGTAGCATCCGAAAGAGAAAAATACAGTCAGCACTTTTTCGAAAATGCCTTTGCATTGCAGAGAACAGGAAAAGTGTATACTGTCAAGTTTCCTTTATGGAAAACATCTCATCTCGCAGAAGGCGAAAAACTAGATGATAACGCTGGACTTGTGTTAGAACCATCAACTAAGACTATCAGAGGCAGAAATGATTATAAGGATATACCGCTATTTAAGACTTATGATGTAAATGCTTATGTGGATGATGACGGAGTACGTCATGTAACTGCCATTAAAGGCGATAAGAATTTTAAAGATACTGGCAAGAATGACGTGTTTGTTTTGGGCATGTCTTATTATGAAAAAACATGGGCTGATGATCAATACTGGTACTACTCTAGAACTGATATGCCAAAAGATGGATATACTATCGCTAGAGAGTGTATCAATCGAGATGGAACGACACAGCCGTATACATTATGCGCGAAGTACGTATCAAGCATGATTGATGGCGTTTATTATTCGACGAAAGGACAGGCTCCAGCGCGTGCTTGTAGCAATCCAAAAGACAATATTACAAGTGTTGATAACTCTTATTATGGATTAATTAGAAATTGCAAAAAGAAAGGTGCTTTCTACACAGGCGGATTAATGTGTGAATATAAAGGTATTCTTTCTTCTCAGTGGGCAATGCTAGGAACTACTGTGCCAAAAACAAAAATATGGGGATGCACATCTTGCTGGGGCGAACCTGTCGCTTCAATTCAGAGTACTGACAAACACACTTATTTTCCTGTCAAAAAAACTGATGCTGTTAATTATCCTGTTGGTTGTGGTGTATCTGTAGGATACAAGCATCTAAATAATGACGGCACAGCCACACTTGATAGAGCATACGCAGAAGCACACGCATATGCCAATGATGTAAAAGTCTTAAAAAAAGAACCTTTAGATGATAATAACGTAGCAATCTATCTAGATACCGAAGAACCATTTAATACAATGCCTGTGCAGTTAAGCGATACAGTCTCAAGTGAGATATACATTTTATCAATGCATTGGCATAGTGGCTTTAGCGATGACGTATTAGATAGATATGGCTGTCCGTGCGAAAACAAGAGCGATTTAACGAGTGGAAGATATTCAATGGTTTGGCAGGGAGTCGAGCTCATGGTCGGAGGTTACGAAACCTTCGCAAATGCCTTTATGGATATTGTCGATTTAAACACTAGAGATGTATACCTTACAAATGATGCTACACAATTGACCAGTGATGATGCAACTGCTAAGACTACTTATAAAAAACTGCCTTATCAAATGTCAGTTGCCAAGAACAGTCAATGGAATTACGTTACAGAAATCAAACTAGATTTAGAAAATGGTGCATTTGTACAGACACAATCTGGACAAGATGGTTCTTCTAGTGCTACAGGCTTTGGAGATGCTATCCGTTTTGATGCTGCAACGAGCGGAACGCACGAGTTCCTTTCGCTTGGCAGTCTGGGCTATGGTTCTTTTGCTGGGCTTGCCTTTTGCGGTGGTAGCAGTTGGCTCGGTAGCACTGGCTGGAGCGTCCTCGCTCGCCTCTCAGTCAATGCGGTAGGGGGTGAATTGACTGCGTAGCAGTCAAGAGGGGATCTCCCCTTAGCGATAAAATTTTATAAGGGCTTCTAAAGATGTGGGGCTGTTCCTTTCGCTTAGCAATCTGAGCTATGGTTCTAATGCTGGACTTACCTTTTGCAATGGTAACAGTTGGCTCGGTAACACTAACTGGAACATCCTCGCTCGCCAATCTGATAAAAAATATTTTTAACATTTAGAAGTCGCACCTGAGCAGGGCATCTCAAAAATGAGATCTTTAGCTTTGCTAAAAAATAGGATGTGAAACAAATGTGTCTAGTAGTCAATTCGAAAGGCGCATTCCATCAGAGAGTTTATTCAAGGTTTAAAAAACCTTTTTCAAGGAGTTATCAAAAGGTGAAGAGATATTTGAAAGATTTTAAGTTAGACGTTCCATTTATCGAAGATGCCATTTATGAGTGTCTTGACAGTCGTGGAAATTCCAAAAAGCGCTGGAAACGTCTAGATGTCGCTTATTTTCTTTCTGACTATCTCATATCCTTTGGTCGTAATCGTGGTTTAAGCCGTAAAGATTTAGCACATTATATGCATGATTGCATCATGAGCCATGAGGATTTTAAAAAGGCTTTTACTAATCTAATCCATGATATTGCTGTATCAATCTTTAATGAGATAGACACGCAGTCTATCACTTTGGAGCCAATTAAATATATTGATAAAGTTGATGCATCTAGTGGTAAAGTTAGAAAGATAGGCTTAGCGACTATCAAGCAACAGGTATATGACTATATCGTTGTTAAGGCTTGTAATCGTATGTTTCTGAACAAAATAGGCACATATCAGTGCGCCAGTATAAAAGGACGTGGACAGATATATGGCAAGAAGGCCATAGAGAAATGGATTAGAAAGAATCCTAAATCATGTAAATGGGCGTGGAAGGGTGATGTTAAAAAATTCTATCCATCAGTACCTCATGACAAATTAAAAGAATTATTAAGAAGGGATATAAAGAACGATACAGTTATTTATATCCTTTTTACATTGATTGATACATATGACACAGGATTATGTATTGGATCGTATCTTTCTAAGTCTCTAGCCAATTATTATCTGTCATACGCTTATCACTATTTAAGTGAGCAGTGCTTTAAAATTAGGCATAAAAGAGATGGCACTGTTAAACGTGTCAGACTGATAAGCCATCTCTTATTCTATATGGATGACGTTGTTATTTTTAGTCCGTCCAAAAAGAACCTTAAATTATGCATTAAAGCATTAAATAACTATCTATGTGTGCAATTAGGATTAAAAATTAAGAATAATGAGCAGTTATTTAAGTTAGATACACGTCCAATCGACATGATGGGCTATAGAATCTATACAGACAAGACCACAATTCGAAAGAGAATCTTTAAACGTGCAAACAAGGTGATATGCAGATATCGCAGTCCAGGAACAGTTATGTCTGTAAAAGATGCTAAATCAATCATGGCTTATAAAGGATACTTTGATAACTCCGATAGTTTAAAATATAAGAAAAAACACAAATGTGAGCGTATCTTTGAACACGCTAGAAAGGTGATTAAAAATGAGAACAAAGGCTTTGTTCACGGAAAAACAGCCTCCATATCGTTATTTCAAGGTCAATGATGTGCGTGCTGATATCTTTATTTACAGTTACACAAAAGATGTATTAGACGAAGAAACAGGTAGCACTCTTTACGAGCATGAATTTAATCAGTTTACTGTCAAACCATCTGATATTACAGAAGATATGATCAAGAAAAATCCAATGAGTTACATGGATTATATCGCTCCTGTCGAAAAGACAGATGCGGAAAAACTAGCAGATGCAGAAAATAGTATCACAGAGTTGCAGCTTGCATTAGTTGAGTTGTGCGAAAGTGTAGGTGTTTGGTATGATTAATATTTATGTGGATTTAATTATTAAGGGCGAAAAGACTATTGACGATGTACCTGTTAAATTATTTGGGAAACCCATGAAGGAAAAAGTCAGACAGGAATTAATTGAACGAGGTCGTGAGGATCTCGCAGAAGAAAAGTAAGGAGCTAATACGATGTGAAGATAAACAGATTTTTTAGAAGATGGTTTACAAAACGAGCAAACACGCGTAGAACAATAGAATTAAATAATCTGTATCAGTTTTTAGGTATTGATCGTGACGAAGTTAACGAATTATCGGAAGCAACTTACTTTGCTTGCATGAAGGTTTTGAGCGAAGCAATCGGTAAATTGCCTTTAAAATTGCTTAGATACAATGAAAATCATGGTGTTGAAACTGCTAGAAATCATCCACTTTATTATGTTCTACATGATAGGCCAAACCCTTATATGACGGCATCCACATTTTGGAGCACTGTAGAATACAACAGGAATCATTATGGTAATGCCTATGTATGGATTAAAGGGGCTGGAGCAGATGCTACACTATGGATCTTACCTAGTTCTGATGTAACTGTCTGGTATGATGATGCTAAGATTTTAGCAGATCAACCGGACATTTATTATTTATATAGCGCTGGAGGTTCTAACTATCGTTTTGGATCAGAGGAAATTTTACATTTTAAATCTAGCAATACTTTAGATGGTATTGTGGGTGTTTCTGTATCAGAACAATTAGAAATGACTATCAACGGGGCTAGTAAATCACAGTCAATGTTAAACAAACTATATGACAGTGGCTTTACTGCAAAAGCAGTACTTAATTATACTGGATCTTTAAACGATGCAAATGTGAAAGAATTAGTCAAAATGACTGAAGCATACGGCAAAGGAAAATTAAGAGATGAAGGTATTGAAAATATCATACCTATTCCTTTAGGTTTCAATTTAACACCTTTAAATCTAAAATTGGCTGATAGTCAATTTATAGAAATTAAACAGTATACAGCATTACAGATTGCTAGCGCTTTTGGTATTAAACCTTATCAGATAGGTGATTACACTAAATCAAGTTATGCAAGCGCTGAAGCACAACAGCTAAGTTTCTATGTAGATACCTTACTTTACATCATTAAGCAGTATGAAGAAGAATTAACATACAAATTATTATCACGTGATGATGTCGATAAAGGATATCATTTTAAATTTAATGTATCAGTAATTTTAAGAGCTGATTTAGCGACACAGATTAATACATTAAGTACTGGAGTTGCTAATTTTATTTATACACCTAATGAGGCTAGAGCAATGCTTGATTTAGAGGCTAAACCTGGCGGTGATAAATTATTAGGTAACGGATCGAGTATACCAGTTGAGTTAACTGGTTCTCAATATACTCAAAAAAAAGAAACTGAAGAAAATCCAAAGGAAGGAGGTTAAACTATGGCAGATAAGAATATTTTAGAAGATTACAATGATCCTGATGCTATTGCAGGTGTAGCAATTAAAACTGCTAGTGTAGCACCTTTAGCGATTACAGATAGCGATTTAAAAAAGATTAATAAGTATACTTTAACACCTGTTACTGCAGATGATGTATTTATCTTTAAGGCAGTAATTGCAGACAATGAACAGGATGATAGAAACAGTATGCCGTTTGATTTAAAAGCATTACAGGATTTAAAGAAGTTATATCCCGGTAAGACAATGCTTAAAGATCATAAACGTATGACTGATAATCAAATGGCTAGAGTATTTGATACTGAATTAATTCAAGATGCAAATAAGACTACTGATCTAAACGAACTGCATACAGAATTAATTGCTAAAATGTACATGATTAAAACAGAATCAAATAAGGATCTTATCGCAGAGATTGCTGGAGGCATTAAGAAAGAAGTATCTACATCTACTGTACCAGAAAAAATGGTATGTAATATTTGTGGAACTGATAACATGAAAGATTTCTGTAGGCATTGGCCAGGTAGATCCTATGATGTAACTGATTCTAATACTGGTAAATCTACGAAAAAGACATGTAAAATGGTGATACATGGTGCTAAAGAAGCCTACGAATTATCTTTTGTAGCCGTTCCGGCGCAACCTAGAGCAGGTACTCATAAGTCTATTGGATTTAAAAAACCAATTGAAGCGCCTGAAGATTATGTAGAAGATGAAAACAAAAAAAATGAAGAAACTGTAAAAATGGACACTCGTTTACTTAATCAGAGATTAAGAAATGCAGAGTCCTTTTTTAATACTCAAAATGAAAGAGAGGATTAGAAATGAATAAGGAATTAAGAGAATTATTAGTTAAGATCCAGTCTAAGACAGCAGAAGCAAAAGGCTTCTTAGATGGAGAAAACAAAGATTTAACTAAAGCTACAGCATTAATGGACGAAGTGGATGAATTACAGAAAGAATTTGATTTAAAGAAACGTGCTTTTGATTTAGAAAAAGCAAATAGTGCTAATTCAGCAACTGATCCCGTTATTGATCATGCTAAAAATACAGATAAAGATTCTAAAAAGACAGGAATTGAAAAGTTTGGTGCTGATGCCAAAAAAGGATTCAGAGTCAATAAAAAGCTAAATGAAACTACACCTGCTGAAGGTGGTTATACAGTACCAAAGGATGTTTTTACAAAGATCAATGAATATAGAACATCAAAAGCAACTTTCTTAAATGAAGTAACTGTAGTTAATGTATCAACTAATGAAGGTGAAAGAACTTATAAAAAGCGTTCCCAGCAGACAGGATTTAAAAAAGTTGGTGAAGGAGGTAAAGTTACTGCTAAGGATACTCCACAGTTTGAAAGAATTACTTATAAAATCGATAAATACGGAGGATATTATCCTGTAACTAACGAAGTACTAGCAGATTCTGATAATAATTTAGGACAGGTGTTAGTAGAATGGATTGGTGACGATTCACGTGTGACTGCTAATAATTTGATTATGGAGCAGATTAAAACAAAAGATGCAACTGATTTAAAGAATCTAGACGGTATCAAGACAGCATTAAATACAACATTAGGAATGACTTTTAAACCTACATCTAAGGTTTATACAAATGAAGATGGCTTAGATTACTTAGATCATTTAAAAGATACTACTGGACGTGATTTATTATCACCAATGCCAAACGATACAATGAGCTACACATTACAAGCAGGAGCAACTACAGTACCACTAGTAGTATATCCGAAGTCTGATTTACCAACTACCGAAAATAAGATTCCTTTTATTATTGGTGATTTAAAAGAAGGTATTATTTACTGGGATAGACAGCATATGACTATTAAATTATCTGATACTGCGCAGGTTGGTGAATTAAATGCATTTGAAGAAGACTTAACACTTTACAGAGCGCTAGAACGTGAAGATGTAACAGTACGTGATTCAGAAGCATTTATTAATGGATATATCACATCCACTGCATCACTGGGGGAGTAGAAGCCCTCGATGCTAATGTAGATGATACAACTAAAGAAGTAGCTGATGAACTTACAGAAGCAAAAGAAACGGAACACACTTATAGCGAAGAAGAGTTAACTGGGATGACTAAACCCCAGTTACTCCAACTTTCTAATGAGTTAAGTATCGAGGGTTTAAATAGTAATTCCGTAAAAGCTACTATTATAGATGCAATTTTAAATAGATAGCAGGTGATTTTTATGAATATTATGCCTGTCAGCGTATCAGAAGTTTTAACTTATTTAGGTATTGATTATAGCGATGAAATGATTGAAACGAATTTAAAACGTTTAATTAAAACTGCAGATTATTATTTAAAAGGATCAATAGGTGTTGATTATCCTACCAGTGATCCCCGCGCGAAAGAATTAGCTTTAATTATCATATCTGATCTATATGATAATAGAGGATTATCTGGAGCAGTGTCGAATATCACAAGAAAGATTGTAGATGATTTATCTATGCAATTGAAAATGGAATTGAGGAGAGAATCCGATGATGAAAACATTTGATAGACCTATCACAATTCAAAAAATAAATGAACTAACTGAACAGTGGGAAGATGTGTATAAGGTACATGCGTGTATTAATAAATCTAAAACTGACAATGAATATCTTAATGCTGGAGCAATTCAAGCTAAAAGAAATCTAATTTTTGAAATTAGATATTTTTCGAAATTAGAAGATATTTCTTATAATTTACAGACTTTTAGAATTATGTACAGAGGTGTACCTTTTAACATCGAAGATTATGATGATTATATGCTTACGCATAAAACAGTCAAACTATTAGGTACTTCTTATTAGTAAAGTTATTGATATAGAAAACCTAAGTTCAGAAGTTCATGGTATACTAGAAAACTACAATAAAGTTGTTATTGATGGTACAAAAAAAGAAGCAAAGAAAGCAATGAATCAGTTGGTAAAAAATACTAAAAAAACTGCACCAAGGCGTAGAGGTAAATATAAGCGTGCGATATCTTCTAAAAAGATATGGGAAAATTCGCTAGGTATCGAATATGCGTGGTATGTAAAAGGTTCAGAATATCGATTATCGCACTTATTAGAAAATGGTCATGCAACTAGAAACGGCGGTAGAACTAAAGCATTTCATTTTATCAAGAATGCGACTGATCCAATTATTGATAGTTACATTAAAGCAGTAGAGGAGATTTGTAAAAATGGTTAAAGAAATATTAATAACAGCTGGATTTGAAGAAGGTAAGACTTTTAAAGAATCTAGATTTTTGAAACCTCCAAAAACAACATATGCAGTTTATTTAGATCATATCACAAGAAGGGGATCCGATGATTTGAATCTGATTACAGAACATGAATATACAATAGAATTGTATTCATATGTTCCTGATCAAGAAGCAGAAAACAATATCGAAAAAACTTTTGATACATTTGGTATTAATTTTGAAAAAGAAAGTAGATACTGGATCAATGAAGAGCAGTTATATCAAGTTATTTATACTTTCAATTTCGTAGAAAAATAAAGAGAGGACAAAAAGAATGGCAGAAAAGAAAAATAGAGATGCTGAAGTCATTACATTAGGTTCGGGTAATTTAATGTTTAAAGAGTACGATGGTACTACTATGCCAAAGTATTCAGACTTTAAAGAAGAAACTGATCTGTTAGGTCGCATTCTAGGTGGTGCAACTCTAGAATATAAAGGCACATGGTATGAAGTAAAAGATGATACTGGTAAAGTAGTAAAAGTACTTCTTACGGCAGAAGATGTAACTTTAAAATCAGGTATTTTAACATGGAATGGTAAAACGCTAGTTAAATTAATTTCTACTGCAAGAGTTATTGAGGATGGATCAAAACCAGGGTTTAGAACTGTAAAAATTGGTGGTACTGGAAACTACAATAGAAAGAGTTATGCTTTATGCTTCCATCATGAAGATAAAATTGATGGTGACGTATGGATTGTAATTAGAGCTGTAAATCAGGGAGATTTATCAATGGCATTTGCTAAAGATAAAGAAACTGTAATTGATGCAGAATTTAAATGCTTACCTATGGACGCTGAAGGTACATTAATTGAATATACAGAAGAGGTAACTACTACAGTTTCAGAATAATGAGAGGGTTAAATCCTTCTCATTTTTCTTTTATCAGGAGGTTGAATAATGGCAATAGCACTAAATTTTAACAAGATAAAGAAAACATACATGTTTCTTACATTGGCAGATGATAAGCATACAACTCTAATGATTGGTACACCTAATAAGGCATTATCAGATGAATTAATGACTTTAAATAAAGCAATGGTTGAGTTATCGAAAGAAGAAACTGAAGATACTGAAGAAAGTGAATTTATTTTAAATGAATTATATGAAGTCTGTACCAAGATCTTAAACAGAAATAAAAATGGTATCAAGATCAGTAAGAAACAAGTAGAAGAGCTATTAGATTATGAAGATATCATTATCTTTTTTAAAAACTATGTTGACTATGTAAATAGTATTACTAACTCAAAAAACTAATGATACCTTATTATCCAATTGAGGATAGTAAGGGTAATGATTATGAGACATATACAGCATGGGATCGTTTAGTCTGTGAGTACACAGGATTAAATATTTTACAAGTACAAGAGTTAGATTACATTGATTATCTAATTTATAGACGAGATGCCTTTATATATAAGATGTCAATGACTGATAAAGGCGAAGAATATTTAAATAAAGCATGGAGATTAGAACAGACTGAACCAGATAGACAAGAATTAAGAAGAAAATTTAATAGAAAGGAGGGTTAATTATGGCTGGAGGAATCAAGGGCATTGTTGTAAAAATAGGTGGCGATACTACACAATTAGGTAAAGCATTATCTGATGCAACTACCAAAAGTAATGCCTTACAGAAAGAATTGAAAGGTGTCAATACTCTATTAAAGTATGATCCTAAAAATGTAAATCTTTTGAAACAGAAACAGGATCTTTTAAAATCATCAATCGAACAGACAAAAAAGAAACTTGAAGCATTAGTAGAAACTCAAAAGAAAGTTGATGCTAAAGAAATTGAAATGTCTGAAGATGAATATAGAAATTTACAAAGAGAAATCGCCAACACAGAAAACAAATTAAGAAATCTAGAAAATGAAAATAAAAAATTTGGTTCTGTAGGAGTTCAGCAGATTAGCGCATATGGTGCTGAAATGCAGAAAGTAGGCTCAAAAGTCGAAGATACTGGAAAAAAACTATCTGGTTTAAGTACTATAACTGGAGCAGTACTAGGTGGTTCAGTGTTTTCAGCATCTAAATATGAAGATTCACTCGCTAAGGTTCATACTATTGCAGATACTTCTAAAAAATCAATGGGATCATTATCCAAAGAAATTATGCATTTAAGTGATCAAACTGGTACTAGTGCTGATGCAATTGCCAATGCTACTTATGATGCTATTTCAGCAGGTCAAGATACTGCTAATGCTGTATCATTCGTTAAAAATGCAACTAGTCTAGCGAAAGCCGGATTTACTGAAACAGGATCAGCAATTGATGTATTAACAACTATTATGAATGCCTATGGCTTAAAATCTAGTGAAGTAGGTAAAGTATCTGATATGCTGATTCAAACACAGAATAAAGGTAAAACTACTGTAGCTGAATTATCTAGTACGATGGGTAAAGTTATTCCAACTGCTCACAGCATGAATGTAGGATTAGATCAGTTATGTGCCGGATATTCAATTATGACTGCTAAAGGTATCGCTACTGCAGAATCAACTACATACATGAACAGTATGTTGAACGAACTGGGCAAAAGCGGTACTAAAGTATCTACTGCATTAAAACAAAAGACTGGTAAATCATTTCAAGATTTAATGAAAGATGGTAACTCCTTAGGTGATGTATTACAGATTCTAAAGGATTATGCGAATGAAACAGGTACTAATTTTAATGATTTGTGGTCATCTTCTGAAGCAGGCAAAGCCGGATTAACATTATTATCTGATGGTGTTGATTCATTTAATAGTGCCGTAGATGGCATGAATAAATCTACTGGTACTACAGCAGAAGCAATGAAGAAATTAGATACACCATCCACAAAAGCAAAGAAAGCGATCAATCAGTTAAAAAACGCTGGTATTTCTTTAGGCCAAACAGCATTAGTATCATTAACTCCTGTTATTAATTCTATTTGTAATGCGATTAAAAACCTTACTAAATGGTTTACAGGGCTATCACCTGGAGTACAACAGGTAATACTTGTGATATTAGGATTAGTTACAGCATTAGCACCAGTATTAATAATTGTTGGTAAAGTCATATCAGCAATAGGAACGATTATGACATTAGCACCAATGATAGTAAGTGCAATCACTGCTATTGGAGGTGCTTTTAAATTAATTGGTGCTATCGCAAGTGCAAATCCTTTAGGAGCTATTATTATTGTTATAACGGCTTTAGTATCAGCTTTAATCTATGCGTATAATCATTGTGAAACATTTAAAAATATAGTAAACACCGCATTCAATACAATTAGAAGCGTAGTAGGTGCTGTAGTAAGTGCTTTAGTAGGATTTTTTACAGGTACTATCCCTAGTGCTTTTGCTGTATTTGCTAACACAGTTACTAATATAATTACTGGAGTTGCAAGTGTTATAGGTTCAGTACTAGGTGGTATAGGTAGTGTTGTAGGCACTATATTTTCAGTAATTGCAATAGTTGTAACTACTGTATGGGGTACTATTAAAAATGCAACCATTAATACATGGAACGGTATAAAAATGGCAGTAACACATCCTATAACCTCCCTTAAATCAATTGTATCATCCACAGTTAATGGTATTAAAAGTACCATTACTACAGTATGGCATGCAATTAAAGCAGTAACTGCTACAGTATGGGGTGGTATAAAAGCAGTTATTATTAATCCTATTCAAAGCGCCTGGAAAACTATTACAAGTATTATTAATAGAATTAGAAATACAGTAAAAGGTATTTTCAACGGCATCAAACCTAAATTACCTATATCATTGCCACATATTAGTGTAAGTGGTGGTAAACCGCCATTCGGTATCGGTGGTATGGGTAAGTTACCTTCTTTTGATGTTAAATGGAATAAAATGGGTGCTATTTTTGATAAACCAACTATTTTCAACACTCCTTATGGTTTACAAGGAGTAGGAGAAGCAGGAGCAGAAGCCGTAGCGCCTATTACAGAATTAATGAAGTATGTACAGACTGCAGTAGATAATAGTGATATGACTAATAGATTAGACAGATTAGAAACTATTGTATCTACGGGATTTGCTAACATGAATAGAAAATCACAGATTGTACTTGATACGGGTGTTTTAGTTGGTGAAACAATTGATAAGATTGATGCTGAATTAGCAGATAAGCAGTTATTAAGTGCTAGAGGGGTGTAATAAATGGAACGTTATTGTATTTTTGGAGATTACAATACACTAGATTGGAATCTTATTTTAACAGATTTGGAGTTAATACCACCCGAGCCAAAAACGTATTTAGTTGATATTGATGGGGCGGATGGCTCAATTGATTTATCAGAAAGTTTATCTAATGGCATTGTTTATAAAGATAGAACCTTTAAGGCTACATTTTTAACAGATGAAGGTAAAAGATCTGATAGAGCAGAGTTATTAAACACTATCAGAAACTGTATACATGGTAGAAAACTTGAAATCATAGAACCTGATGATCCAGAACATCACTTAATAGGTAGAATTAGAATTACTGAAGAAAGTAATAATTTATCATATGCAGCTATCACAGTAGAAGCTACATGCGAACCATACCGATATGCAAATGATATTATTATTAGAAAGTTTACAGTTTCTAATTCAGAACCTAAAACAATGATAATTATTAATAATGGCTCAAAAATTATTACACCATCTATAACTGTAAACGGATCTGTAGAAATGATTTTTAAAGATGGAACTGTATCATTAAGCACTGGATCATATAAGGTATATGATTTAAAACTTTATCCAGGTAACAATATTATAGAAATAACGGGTAAAGGATTCGTAGCACTTGAGTATATTGAGGGGTATATCTGATGTATAAGATCTATGCAGATAGTACTTTAATTTATGATGGGGGACTAGAAGATTTTAAAATAGCAAAAGGATCCATTGCTTTAGAAACTAATAAGAGTGGATCTTTTACTTTTTCTATTTATCCTAACCATTTCTATTATGATCAATTTGTCAAAAAGAAAACTATTATCAAAGTATTAAAAGATAATGTGATTGTGTTTAGAGGTAGAGTATTAAATGATACTACAGATTATTACAATAACAAAGTAATAACATGTGAAGGTGAATTAGGCTTTTTTCACGATTCTATAGTTAAACCATTTACTTTCAATGGTACACCACAAGAATTATTCAATAAGTTTATCAATGATCATAATTCACAGGTTGATGATTTCAAAAAATTTAAAATAGGTTTAGTAACTGTAACTGATGCCAATAATTACATTGCAAGAAGTAATACAGATTATGAGGATGTATATAGTAATCTCTTTAGCCGTCTAATTGAAGACAGTACGGGAGGTTACTTTTATATTACTCATGGTAGTGACGGCACAGAAGATATACCTACCATCAATTATTTAGCAGATTTTACAGAGGTATCAACACAAAGAATTGAATTTGGTTCAAACCTAAAAAATTACACAAAAACAGTTAAGGGTGATAATTTAGCAACAGTAATTATACCTTTAGGTAAATCAACTGATGATTCAATATTAACTATATCTAGTGTAAATAACGGCAAGGACTATATCGAAGATGTTGAAGCAATAAAGAAATACGGAAGAATTGCGACAGTTGAAAAATGGGAGGATGTAACAGATGCTAATAATCTGAAGACTAAAGCAATTACTAAACTGAAAGAATTAATCAAACAAAATATTACTTTAGAATTATCAGCACTTGATTTACATCTACTAGATCCATCAATCAAGCCGTTAAAAATCAATCAGTATATACCAGTATCTTCTACACCACATGATTTTAGCGCTACATTGTTGTGTAATAAACAGACTATTGATCTGTTAAAACCTGATAATGATACCGTTACGTTAGGATATACTTATTCATCTTTTACAGATAGCACTGCTAAAACAAATAGTAATGTATCATCAATTACAGCAATACGTACATCCGTATCTAGTATTGATAAAATTGCAACTCAAGCAAATAGTAATGCTAATAAAGCGTTATCGGATTATTCGATTATATCACAAGATGTAAATACTATGTCTGGTACAGTTGATACATTAAAAGATCAAGTAACTGATAATACTAAAAGCATTACAGCACTTGATACTGATTTATCAGCAATTAAAAAGCAATTGAAAGAATTAACTGATAGAGTTAGCAAATTAGAGGGTTAAAAAAGAAGGGAAGTATTAAATGACTACATCTAACTGGATCAATTTATTGTTAGGATCAGGATTATTACTCACAGTATTTCAATATCTTAATAATAAATTAAAAGCAAATGATGCTAAAACACAGGCCGTATGTTATGGAGTTCAAGCATTATTAAGGGATCGCTTGTATGAACAATATGAAAAGTATCATAATAAAAAAGGATATGCTCCTATCTGGGTTAAAAATAATTATGAAAATATGTATAAGCGTTATCATGTTTTAGGCGAAAATGGGGTAATGGATCAGCACTATGAGGAGTTTATGAAACTGCCGGATAAAGAAATTGAGGAGGATAAAAATTAATGAAAGAAAGATTTGCAAAATTATTAAGTGTTAAAAGTATTGTAACAATTTTTTTAACTATTATTTTTGGATACATGTGTATCACTGATCAGATTACTGCAGATCAATTTTTAACTATTTTTTCTGTAGTCATCGCTTTTTATTTTGGCACACAAGCCGTTAAAGAATAATTTGAGGAGGTATTTTTATGGGTAAAAATGCAAATACAATTTTAACAATCGCAAGAGAATATTTAGGATGTAAAGAATCAAACGGATCACACAAACAAATCATTGACTTATACAATAGTCATAAACCTTTAGCACGTGGCTATAAAGTCAAGTATAATGATTCTTGGTGTGCTACTTTTGTGTCAGCTTGTGCAATTAAAGCAAATTATACAGACATCATTCCTACTGAATGCTCATGCAATCAGATGATTAAGAGATTTCAAAACATGGGTAGATGGACAGAAGACGATGCACATGTTCCGCATTTAGGAGATGTAATTTTTTACGATTGGCAAGACAATGGAAGAGGCGACGATAGAGGATCGTCTGAACATGTAGGCATTGTAGAAAAAGTAGAGAATGGAAAAATCACTATAATTGAAGGTAATAAGAATGATGCAGTAGCTAGAAGAGTTTTAAATGTAAATGGTAGATATATTCGTGGATTTGGATGTCCAGCGTACGATAATACTGTTCATGTAACAACTCCAACCGTACAGTCTAATACATCTAATGTTTTAGGCACTTATGTAGTTACTGCTAGCGATTTGAGCGTCAGAACAGGGCCAGGAACTAAATATAGAAGAAAGACATACAATGAATTAACCAGTAACGCTAAGGCGCACGATTACGACAAGGACGGCTGTCTAAATTATGGCACTCGTGTTACTGTGTCTAAATTTGATGGAGATTGGGCAAAGATTCCTAGCGGTTGGATTGCTAGAAAGTATTTAAAAAAAGTCTAATTTAAATCTAGTGGAATCTGAACTACACAACAATTTATATTCATAAGAAAAGGACCAGGGCTTAATTGCTCTGGTCCTTTTTTGCGTTTTCAATAACTGCTTCCATAGTTTCTCTGAAAACAGCAGATTGCTTTATTCCTAGTTTCTCACATGCTTCTCTGAACTCTGTAACAAACTCATTTTTGTAACTTACGCTTACTGTTTTCATATTACTTTTTGACCACTGTTTAACATATTCTTTTTGATTGAATTTTTCTTTTTCCATTTTTGTTTTCTTCTCCTAGAATATTAATTTAAAAATTATTATGATAATAATGATGAGGGTAATGATCTGAATGATAAAAGTAGTGTTTTTTAAAAACTCGTTAATTTTTTTCATTGTTAATTTTATCCTTTCTTTTGATACATATTTGTTATATAATCCCCCTAAGGGGGGGAGGACTTTTTAGAAGAGCCCTAACTTCTTAAGAATTATGTATATCACTAACGAAGTAGCCAACTGTATTAGTGATATCATCAGCTCTATGAATCTTGTTAAGAGTTTCTTAGAGCTTTTTTTCATTTTCATTTGTACATCCCTCCTTCCTTGATTATATTATAGCATACTGCAAGTAGTATGTAAAGAGAAAAAATGAATAATATCGATATATTTGAATAAAAGATTTAATATAGTTATATGCACGAGGGCACTTTTAGAAAGGTTTTAGAAAAATAGTAGCAAATTAATGGCAAAACAGTGGCATTGACTTTTTGGATTGGGACTAAGTTGGGTCAAAAAATCAATACAAACTTTGTATTGATTTGTCCTGTCTTGTCCTGTTTTTAATTAATTGAATATGTTATTTTTAAAAGACAGGTTTTTATAATGTCTGTCCTTTTTTATTTTTCCTTTTCTATTAAATCTTCCATTTTACATCGCAATGCTTTAGCCATTTTATAAACATAGGGCTATAGTACAGCGTATTAAGAAAAGAGTAAACATTATAAGAATGGAATAGAGCCTATTTAAGAGCCGTTTACGCATATTCAATAAAATCGTTTAATGCCGTTTATATACGTTTCTGTGTGCATATAATGCAAGATAAAAGGCTTAGAAAGGTTGTTTCTAAACCTTTTTATCTATGCTAAAATTAAGATATGGCAACAAGTACACTCTATGCATGTCGAGACGGTCTGTTTGCTGTCAAAGAAAGATAAATAAGTGCTGAAAAGTGACGTATTTCTGGGCTTTTTATAAGGTTGGTATCATCAGAGAAGCCTTGTGGAAAGCTCGGTTTTATTATATGGAAACATATCTACTTTTAGGTCTGATTGGAGAGAATTCGAGTAACCGGAGAATAGCGGTGGGGTTTAGGCTGTGGATTAGATGTCAGAGGCGACCGCAGTTTAAGCCACTCGATACTAAGAAGCCGACTTGGCTGTGAAATAGATGACAGGAAAATTACTATGTAATTTGTTGCTTGGAAAGAATGACCAATACATTTCCCATCAAATAACCTCGCTTTCTATAAGACTTTATAAGCATTTCATCGAGAAGATAACGGTTTACTACGAGAAACTGGTGGTCGAGTTTAAATCAGGTTTTCAGATTGAAGTGGAAACATAATCAAAACAAACGAGGCGGTCGGAAATTGATCCGGATTTCTTTTTGTTGTGCTATGATGAAATGTTTACATTCGTGTGGTATAATAAATTGAACTGATAGTGAAATCTAGTCGTACAGAAAGTTCTACGGTGAGTTAGGCGCTTAGAAATAATGTTGAGATAGATGTAAAAGTTAAGTGCGTAGAAGAACAGACCACTCAGGCAGTACTCACTGAGAAGGTTGGCACATCTCCGTCATAAGTGAATCGTTTTATCAAGAGTCTCAAAAAGATCGTAAATAAGACGTTTGTTCAGATGATGGAACAGCTCGGCTATGATATCGAGATTTCTTACGTAAAGAGGTGAATTCGCAAGAATTACATTCTCCATAATAGAAATATCGTGAAAGGATAATTTGATATGAATGAAGATACGATTGTTATTCCACCTGAATACGTGGAAGTAGTTGATGCCTCTGAATATAAAGAGGAACTAAGTGAACATTTTGAACAGGTGCCCGAAGTAGCAAAACCGCTGCTTAAGGAAGCGAAGACTGCCTTCTCAAAAATTGAAAAGGCTCTTTATAGTGCACCGGCATTCATTAACGCAGTTAAGGCCGCGATACCTGATGTCACATTACAAGCTGTATTGACGGATGAGCAGAAGCAGCAGATTGCTAAAGGTGCACTGAAGCTGATGACTAAGAAAGACGGATCCCTTATGGCGAATCTGATCAATCCTGAGACTAAAAAGATTGTGGCGACTATTCCATTGAAATCAGTACAGATGGCTCCGGAAATGACTCAGGCAATGACAAGTTTTTCTGCTCAAATGCAAATGGCCCAGATTGCTGAACAGATACAGGTGGTTCAGCTAGCGATTGAAGAAGTAAGAATAGGTCAGGAGTATGATCGCTTGGCAACGGCTTATAGTTGTCAGCAGAAGCTACTTCAGGCAATGGAAATAAAGAATCCGGAACTAAAGGCTATGGCGCTTATGCAGCTTGCATCTGCAGCAGAAGATAGCAGGAATCTTCTCATGCTGAGCCAGAAGACTAATGTCGAGTTTATCACAAGTCAACCGGAAAATTTTTTCCAGAAGATTTTATCAGGAGCTTCGACCGATAAGATTAATGGCAGAATGAGTGAGATCCGTGAAAGTCTGTGTGCGGTTAATATGGTGTCTTTTACAGAAGCGTTGGCATACCAGGAGCTTGGCGAGCATGAGGCTGCAAGAAAGAGCTTGACATATTATTCAAATTTTATCGAAGATACCTATTTATCTGTTCCAGAATTGGTAGAGCGTTTTGATCTGATTGATCCATCACCTGAAAATTATTGGTCAAAGACATTACCGGATATTAGTAAAAAGGTTCAGGCACTTCCGTATGTACCAGAACCAAAGCAGATTGAAAGTAAAATTGGTCGGAGGAAAAGAAAATGAGTAATGAAGCAGAAATTCGAATTTGTAAAAACAAGAAGTGCCAGAAGGTACTGCCGGCAGGTTACAAGCATAAGTATTGCGAGGCGTGTAGAAATAAGCATGCTGAAACGGTTAAGAATGTCCTAAAGGCAATAGGAACTGGAACTGCAACTGTTGCTAGTGCTGCTGTTATAGTATTTACAGGTGGAAAGATTAATCAAAAGAAATAGTGAAGGAGGAATAGAGATATGCGATCTATAAAAATAAATGTGCCGAATCCGTCCTCTGAACAGGTAGAGTTTTATCTGCGAGCTTGGGATGAACTTGAAAACTATCATCTGCAGGAAGATGCACTGGATAAACTCTTTTTCCAGCTTTGTCCTGAGAATGTAGAGATGTCGGATATTCTATTAAAGGTTGTGGCACTTAATGATTTCTACAGCACGAATATCTTCTCTGTGTACCCTGTTGCAAAGCATATCTTGTCATTGGATATAGATGCTCGTCTGGAGTCGGGAGATGTTACCCTTGTTTCAGATTTGCAGAAAGTAACAATTAACGGAGTGGAGAAGAATTTCTATTCATTCTCTACGAAGTATTGTAGTCACCATAAACCTTTTGAATATCCGATTTATGATAGTTATGTAGAAAAGGTTTTGTGTTACTTCAGGGATAGAGATGGCTTTACAAAGTTTAAAACTACAGATCTTAAAGATTATGAAAAATTCAAGAGTACGCTAATTGACTTTAGATCATTTTATGGTTTAGATCAGTATAACTTGAAAGAAATAGATAAATATATGTGGCAACTTGGGAAGGCGTACTTCCCTAAAAACTATAGAAAGAAAAAAATGAAGAAGGAGCAGAAATGAACTGCTAAGAAATGAGTACATCTCAAACGATTTGTCTTTATGGTAAGGGATATATTGGGTTTTAGGCTCTGGATTAGGTGGCATAGGTTGTGGCACTAGGATAGATGTTATCTAGTGTGCAAATTCAATTTGGGTGATGATTTAGATATTGTCTAATTCGGTAACTTGACTGTTCGCTTTATAGCACGGAGAGGATTAAATGTTAGGGGAGGCAGAGATACATCAGAACTATGTGTAGAAGATGTCCATTTGCTTTCTAAGAATGGAAACTTTACTATCTTACAAAAAATAAAGAAGAATAACAAAACAACCCTTCAAGCATCATCAGGGTTGGGAGGGTTTCATACAGTTATGCAACATTCTTAATAAACGACAGCATTATCAACAGTGGATTCGTCAAGTGAGTTTTCTTTCACCCAAATGCAAATATAAGTGATACGTTAATCACTTGCAGCAAGGAGCTTTGCTGAATCAAGAGGTATTCTTGGTAAGAATGATCCGGAATTAGATTCACTTTCAAAAGATATTATGCAGGAAGTGCACGGAGATTATTATCTCGCCAGCATGATAAAGAAGGGCGTAGCTTATCATATTGGGTATTTGCCTGCTTCCATACGTACTCGTATAGAAGATTTGTTTCAAAAGGGAAATATTACCATAATGTTTTGTACAAGCACTCTTCTTGAGGGCGTTAATTTACCTGCTGACAATCTTTTTATTACTGACAATAAAATTTTTAGGAGAAAAATGAATCCGGTGGATTTTAGGAACTTGATTGGTCGAGTTGGTCGTATCAGCTATAATCTATATGGAAATGTATTTTTCGTTTCAGATGAGAAGTCTGTATCATCTGAAAGTTATATTGAGATGCTTCAAGAGCCGATACCGGAACAAGAACTGTCAATTGAAAGCAATCCGCAAGCTCTCAAACGAGTAGAAAAGAAGTATATTGCAGAAATCATTAAGAGTGGTAGCTCGGAAATCCCAAAGCGTAGAGAGGACCAGTCGGAAGAGTCCTATGTAATGATGCGCAAGTTTGGTCTTATTCTTTTAAGAGATATTATGGAAGAACGTGATAGCCTTGTGCATAGGGAATTTGCGGATTTTTTAACAGTGGAGGATGAATGCCAGATTAGAGAAAAATTTAATAATTCGCCTACACTACCGGATGATGATATTAACACTTCCGCAGATCAAACGAAGAAGCTTATTATAGCTATTAAGAACGGTTTGGAGTATCCGTCCTCTAAAAACGGATTTAAATATGATGACATTATTGGATTTTTCAATAAGTTATCTCAGATATTTGACTGGCCAATTTATGAAAAGTCTACACTTGGAAATGAATCAAAAAGAAAATGGTATGCCGTAATACTCTCTCAATGGATGGAAGGTTCTGGACTGAGTTATATTATGCAGAGAGCACTAGATTATCATAAGCAGCATCCGGAGAATTTTAGAGTGTCAGCATACCAGCCGCCAACTATTTATAATGATAACTCGAAGGAACACAGGAATGTGGTGTTTGCGGATACGTTAGAAGCCATTGAAAATATTGTGCTTTTTAGTATTTCAAACTATTTTCTGAGATTCTCTAACGAATATAATAAGATTCATGGTGTTGACGAGTTCGATAATAACTGGTATGAATATGTCGAGTTTGGAACCACGAATCCATTAACGATTTTGTTGCAGCAAAATGGTTTTTCAAGAGAGTCAGCAACTTTTATCAAAAAACATAAAAACGAGTATGTGGTCCATGATGGAAGCACGGATGAGTTAAGATTACGCTTATCTTTGTTGGATTGTGGTAATACAAGTGCGATGACAGAAGCAGCAAGTATTAGATTCAATGCTCCGAAACTGTTTCTGGAGGAGGATTAACTAATGAAAAAGATAGAAGGTTCACCAAAGAATCTCAAGCAGCTTTTGCAGAATACAAAATATTCAATTCACTACTATCAGCGTGAGTATATGTGGCAGAGAAAGCATATTGAAGAACTGATAGACGATTTAACTTCGGAATTTTTAGAGTATTATCATCCGGGGGACTCTAGACCAGCAGTTGCTGATTATGGAGCGTATTTCATGGGTTCCATTGTATTAGCTGGTAGGGAGAATGCTATTATCGATGGTCAGCAAAGATTCTCATCTTTGACATTGCTACTGATGTATCTTAATAACAGATTAAAGAGCATCGGTCAGAGTTATAACATGATTGAGACCATGATTTTCTCTGAGTCCTTTGGCTCGAAGTCTTTTAATATCAATGTCGATGACCGACAGGATTGTATGAATGCAATTTTCAACGATACAGACTTTGATATTACTGGTGCTGGCGAGTCCGTAAAAAATCTATAAGGTCGTTATCAAGATATTAAGGATGTTTTCCCGGCAGACATTACAGATGATATGTTGCTGCATTTTTGCGATTGGGTTGCAGAAAAAGTATTCTTTATTGAGATTGTAGCAACAACAGAACAGGACGCACATAAGATATTCGTTACAATGAATGACCGTGGTTTGAGTTTGACATCCACCGAAATGTTGAAGGGTTATTTGCTTTCGGAGATAAAATCTGACTCTATACGAGAAAAAATGAATGGCCTTTGGAAAGAAAAAGTTCTTATTTTGAAGAAGGATGACGACAAGGGCGATGAGACCTTTATTAAGGCATGGTTAAGAGCTCACTATGCAGAAACAATTCGTGAAACAAAAGCTGGTGCAGTAAATAAGGATTTTGATATCATCGGCGGTTCCTTCCACAAATGGGTACGAGATGAACGTGATAAGCTGGGACTTAATGGTTCCGACGACTTTGAGTTGTTCATAAAGAAATTTGCAAAATTTGCAGAGGTTTATGAGCGTATTCGTCAGGCAGAAACAATCTTTGCTGAAGAAACAAAATATGTATATTACAATGCTCAGATTAATTTCACGTTACAGCCACAGCTTTTATTGGCTCCTGTATGCTATGAGGATTCATGGCCGGTAATCGTTGAGAAGATTAATCTGGTGGCTAGATTTATAGATGTGCTAATTGTATCCAGAGTAACCAATTATCGCTCTGTTGATTACAGTACAATCAAAAACTTTGTTTTTAATGTAACGAAGGATATCCGCATGACAGATATTTCTACATTGAAACAGAAATTAGAACAGCAGTATATCAATCTCGCATTTGACCCGGCAGCAGCATTAAGTGATTTAAGACTTAACAGCTTTACTAAGAAATACATTAAGAATATCCTTGCACGTATCACAGGATTTATTGAAGAACAGACTGGTGTTGCATCAAACTATTGCAATTACATGAACACTCAAACAAAGAATCCGTTTGAGATTGAGCACATTATTACAGACCATTATGAATGGTTTACCGCGGAATATTCTGACCAAGACGATTTCAAACGTTGGAGAAATAGCATCGGTGCGTTATTGCTTCTTCATAAGAGCATCAATGCAAGCTTAAATGATGCAAAGTATGATTACAAACTGAAAAAATACTGTTCCAATGAGGGAAATATCTATACTGAATCACTTGGTGATTTGGCATATCAGAATAATCCCAAATTTAAGAAGTTCGTTTTAGATAATAATCTTGGCTTCAAATCGTATGCTTCATTTGGTAAGAATGAAATTACCGAAAGAATAGCAGTACTCATTGACTTGGTAAAACTCGTTTGGAACGATGATATGTTTATGTAATCCAGCGAAAGGAGGCAGGTTTTATGGTTTTTAATACTTTTATAAAATGTCAGGTTTGCGGATGTATTACTAGAGTTCGTTTGCAAGTTGGCTGGCAAGAAGAACATCCGATAGAAGTAGCATGCGGTAAATGTGGAACCTCCTTGTCTGGTAGCGTGAAGATAGGGCAAGATCGTCCAGGGTTAAGTTTTTCTTTTGATAATGCTGATGAAGTTCAGGACGAAAATGCGAATTACATTATTGAGTGTTCTGGTGAATTTCCTACCTTAAAACAAGTAGAAGCAGCTGATTTAGAGAGTCTAGTGATTACACCTTTTATTCGATATATGAATTGTATGAAAACGAATGACTCTTATGAGGAATTTGGACAAGATGTGTCTAAGTTGAATGCAACTGCTAAAAAGTGGAAGAACTATAAAAGAATTCTCAATTTAGCAAAAAACAATAGCGAATACTTAACTCAAGAGATTCAAAAGGAGTTTTTCGGTTATTTTTTTCAATGTAGGGATGAATCTGAAACATTGAGAGCTGTCCACATGATTGAAGTGCATGGATTTTATTCATCATTAAGAAAAGATATCCTTAATGACCTTTCGCTTAGCGTTGGAATATTAAAAATGGATTCAGCACAAATGAAGGACCTGATTGATTTTCTTAATTCTCATGATGGGTTCCACCTTGAAGAATTACAGGAACTGATCTACAAGGTCTACGATGAGTTTATGGTCGTATATCAAAGACTTATACCTGCATTGGCTATACAATACTGTAAAGATAATTCTTTTGATTTTGAATACGAAGGTTCCACGACGAGCAGTTTTGATAGTGTAAAACAGTTTTATCTGGATGTTTATGAGGCGTTAGGTAATTTGATGATTATTCCTGTTGCTCTTAACAATATTAAGTATAGGTCTGATATCAATGCTATGAATCCGATTGAGAAAAATGTAAAGTCTTTAGAGGATTATATTAAACTCACAAAAGCATCAAGATATCATTTTTGCTTGGATTCTGAGGACTATACAGGCTTTTTGAAAATCCTCGTGAATGCGAAATTGAGAAATGCCATCGGTCATAATGATGTTGAATACAATCCAGTAGACCAGTTGATAACTTATATTCCTAATCCGAAAGATAGAACAAAAAAGAAAACAGAATATTTGCTTGAATTTGAAAATGAGGCAATGCGTATGTTTCAAGCTATATTGGGAGTCTCTGAATATTTGTATCGTCTGAGGGAACTTGAACTTATGCATAATGGAAAAATTCCTATTATGGTTCAGGAAAGAGCAAATTGGCCGAAGAAGATAGGCCGCAATGAATTGTGTCCATGTGGAAGTGGAAAGAAGTATAAGCGTTGTCATGGGCGATGAGAGTATACAGAAATTTGTTCATTGTTTATTATAGAGTGATTTATCGAAGAAGGAGGCCGCTTATTTGAAAAAGAAAAAAGATGAAATAACCATCCGTTCCAGTGCAGCAGAATACTTAACCTATGTTGCCTCTGTGGGTGATCAGCAGGACAGCATTGAGATGCGCTATGAGGATGAGAATATATGGCTAACGCAGAAGATGATGGCAACATTGTACGATGTCGGCACTAACACTATAAATTATCATATTAAGAAAATCTTTGAGGACAGTGAGTTACAAGAGGATTCAGTTATTCGAAAATTTCGAATAACTGCCACCGACGGAAAAAGCTACAGCACAAATCACTATTCCTTAGAGATGATCATTGCAGTAGGATTTAAGGTAAATTCTGAGCGTGCGGTGCAGTTCCGTAAATGAGTCAATCAAATTGCAAAGGACTATACCATCAAAGGCTGGGTTATGGATGACGAGCGTCTCAAACGCGGAACTTATCTGACAAAAAAGTATTTTGATGAGCAGTTAGAACGAATTCGTGAAATTCGAGCAAGCGAAAGAAAGTTTTATCAGAAAATAACTGACCTGTATGCCACAGCCATTGATTACGATAAGAATTCTGCAACTACCAGGAGATTCTACGTAACAGTTCAGAATAAAATGCATTACGCAGTTCATGGTCATACGGCGGCTGAACTGATTGTAGAAAGAGCTGACCATACAAGAGAGCATATGGGATTAACTACTTGGGCAGATGATCCTGAAAGCAAAATTAAGAAGAGTGATGTTACGGTTTCCAAGAATTATTTGAGTCAGTATGAAATGAAACAGCTGAATCGTATGGTTACTGCATACTTGGATTTTGCTGAGAATATGACATTACGGCATATTCCACTCACGATGCAGGACTGGGAAAAACGGCTTAATAGCTTTATTGAAATGTTTGATTATGGTATTTTACAGGATGCAGGGAAAGTGTCAGCTGAAATTGCAAAGCTTCATGCCGAGACTGAATTTGAAAAGTATCGTGTTATTCAGGACAGATTGTTCATGTCTGACTTTGATAAATACATGTTGGAATTGGAAGAGAATGCGTAGAAATAACAGGATTGTTTCTCCCTTTCAATGCCGGATTTTCAGGCACAACAAGGTCGAGTGCATGGAAAACTGACCATCAGTTAGGTCTAAAAATAGCCGTTGACCTGTTCTTTGTAGGAAGAACGGACAAGGTTGAGACGATGGCGTTTCCACGGAAGATTTGACTTTTATGTTGGAATCACTATAATAGTAGAAACATAAAAAAAGTTGAACTTTTTCCGTGGACAAACGAGGTTCATGCTGCGATATGGACAGCAGAATGTATCAAGATATTTTTGATACAGAATTTGTAGATATGTTTCCACGAACAAACGGAGATATTTTGCTACATACCATATTAGTCTGGATAGGTTCCCGATGACCGACATCAATTTGGACCTATCGAGCCACGTTGAGACAATAGCACTGCTGTCAAGAGTTAACCCTAGCAAGAAAAAATAATATTGGTATAAAAAGGCTTATTTAAGGACTAACGTGAAAATGTCCTTGAATGAGCCCTTTATTTTACTTTTAAAACTGTTTTGTGGGAACATATCATAATAGTAAGTGTGAAATGCTCCTATAGTTAAATTAAAAGGTGTTTTACTGTATTTTGTAAAGCAGAAATACACTAATGTTATCTTTCTGGTTTGTAATCGTTAAGCTGCTCCAAACAGCCTTTTAATCGTAAAGATAATTGATTTAGATTTTCTGCGATGAGTTCTTTAGAATAAGATTCACCATTTTTTACGAACAAAGCCATCCTATTGGCATCAATCAGCAGAACAATTCAAAACATATCGTTTAACACGCCGTATGACCTCACCACGCGTATAAAATTACTAATCCGTAAAACTATTCGATTCTCTAAAAAAATCTTCGTGACACGTTTATACGGCACCTTAAACAGTCACATCTTCTTTTCCCATATTGCAAGTTATCCATCGATTGTTTTATAATAAACATATATCTATAAGACGAAAGGGAGGTCATTTTATCATGACAGATGGTTGTAAACTAGGACATATTTCAGAAAAACGTGTGAAATATCATGATGATACAAAGCAGTATTCCATTGCGTTTGCAGATGTGAAAATATCAGATGGACGAATTATTGAGCAGGGCATCATTTATTTTGATGAAAGTCTTGTACGTAGAGTAAATGACTATTATTATGAAGTGGACATTTGTCAGGATACATATTGTATGATAGCAGCATCTGAAATAATAGAAGTGAGTTATTCGTCTCTTGTAAATTCGCGTCGGAAGTATTTTAAGGACCAATATTATACGTTTAATGTTTCCAATAGAGCTGTGAAAGAAAGCAATTTACCTGGAGTTAAAAAAGTGGTGTTTGATTTACCAATTAAGTTCTGGAATGATGCTAAAAGTAGAAATTGTTTAGTGGATGTGAAAGATGAAAGATTGGTTATACAAAATTATCGGAATCGTACGACAATAATATTTGGTCAAAAAAAGGATGATGTAAAGGTTAAATTTTGGTATCAGCTCAAAGATGGAAGATGGAAAGATGAGACCGTGTCTGCTGGAAGATTTTGGTATCTGATAACAGAGTCAAAAGAGGAGAAGAAGAAACTTGGATTGTAGTAATACCTGTATTATACGAAAAAATCCCTACTTGTTTTAAAATGGTATTGAAAAAACGATATAGAGGAAACAATGACAAGCAAAGAAAAAATTAAAAAAATTCAGGCTGTCATTGATCATCCAGGAAGAGAAAGTACTTATTATAGTTTGCTTAAAGATTTGGGTGACCTTAAGGGTAACTACGCGGATTACATGACAACAAAACCAATCAATTGTAGTGAGGAATTACAGCGTGTGGCAAATGCAGATTATGAATTATGTACTGCATTGCTTACTGCGATTCTAAGAGAAGATCATTTTAGTAATGGCTCCTTCGAGCACAGACAACGCATAGGTCTGGTTGATGAAATCCTTAAAAGAATGGTAGCAGAATTGAATAAATAAAGCATAATGACAGTATCGGTCGCTATGATCAGTACTGCCATTTTTATATTGACTTTTGCAGTAATTTTAGCAAAATCCAATTTTAAAGAGCTATGCATAGAAAATGGAAGAAAAGCATGATGTGATGGTTCGTACGATCAATGAGTATATTAAGAATGGTTGGCAGCATGCTGGCAGCTATGCAGGCTAACAAAAGTGCAAAATCTATCATACAACAGCAGGCAGATACAGATGATAATGCTGATTCGGATGATGATTTTATGATGACGTTAAAGCACAGAGCTCATTGAATTGGATGGAAAAAGATTGATGGCAGAATCCGACAGCATAGAATACAGTTTAGGAAAATATCGCATGATTAATGGAGAAATATACCGCCAAATAGCGACGGCAGTAATTAAAAGTATTTGTGTTGTAAGAAGCAATACATGGTGGTACACTATAAGAAAC